ACTGAGAGGCGCTTGGTCGAGAAGGGTCAATATCCAAATATTTCTAAGTATGTTCGCATACAAATGAATGTTGACGTTGACAGCGGCGCAGCCAATGAAGAATACCTACCATTTGGTGTGTATGGACCTTCGAAGTATAAAGACTTTAATCACGAGAAGGTTTCTGACGCAACAGCAGCGAATACTGGTACTGGCTGGGTCGAAACCGCGGGATATGCTTGGGGATATGGCGGCTCTGGTCAAAAAGTGGCCGGCACCAACGACGACAACGCTGTAAGCTCCAGCCACCCGGAATTGGGTGTCAATACTGCTCTTAGCTTTAGATTTCCAAAGCTCCAAACTCGTATTTCATCTTCGCAGGATGATTTGGCTAGCGTCAAGCAGGCATATTTTGGCGCTTGGACTGGCCGAAGCAAGGACAGTTCCAAATTTAATCCCGGCGTCAGAGACCTGATTAGAACAAAGGCAGAAGATCTTAATGGCACTGATAGCGGCGATTACACTGAGTATATGTGGAAGTTTTCGTTAGACGAAATTAGAGGAGAGGATCCTGTCTACGACGGCAATGCCGACATATCCACGAACTTTGTTTGGGAACAGGGTCTACGCACCCAATCCAATCTCAGCGCGGATAAGGACGTTTATGCTGTCAATTCAGTGACTGCGACCGGCTCTTACAAAGATATCTTAGATTTAAATATCAGAGCATTTACCAGCACATTCTATGGCGGTTCAGACGGCTTTGATATTACAGAAAAAGAGCCGTTTAGAAATTCACGCTTAGATGACGCTGGCACGACTGAAAAGACCAGCTATGAATTTAACTCAATCAAGGAAGCAATTGATATTGTTAGCGATGTAGAAGTGGTAGAGTTTAATTTGGCTGCAGTGCCGGGCTTGACTCACGAAGGCTTAACAAACCACCTGATTGAGACGTGCGAGGCCCGCGCAGATGCACTGGCAGTTGTTGACCTTAAGGGCGATTTTGCACCAGCCGCAGAGGGCAGCAGCGGCGTTACTTATGGTAGCGTCAATACTGTTGTTACTAATTTAAAGGCCCGCGCTCTGAACTCAAGTTATGCATGTGTATATTACCCATGGGTACAGATTAGAGACACTCTCTATGGCAACCTTGTCTATATGCCGCCATCTGTTGCGGCTATCGGTGCAATGTCTTACACTGATAGAGTCCGCGCACCATGGTTTGCGCCTGCTGGCTTTAATCGCGGCGGCCTATCAAGTGGTGTTGCTGGTTTGCCGGTTGTAAATGTAACACAGAAGCTTACTTCGAAGGATAGAGACGACCTCTACGAAGCAAACATCAACCCGATTGCTTCATTCCCCAACGAAGGTATCGTAATCTTTGGGCAAAAGACGCTGCAGGTTACAAGAAGCGCCCTAGATAGAATTAATGTTCGTAGGTTGATGCTCTTTGTGAAGAAGGGCATTTCCACCATCTCGGCAGATGTCTTGTTTGAGCCGAACTTAAGAGAGACGTGGGATAGATTCATCGCCCGGGCAGAACCATTCTTGGCAGACGTAAAAGCCAGATTCGGTTTAACAGATTACAAATTGATTTTGGATGAAACAACGACGACACCAGACTTAATTGATCAAAATGTTATGTATGCTAAGGTTTTCCTTAAGCCTGCGAGAGCAATTGAATTTATTGCAGTTGATTTCATAATCACTAATACGGGTGCAGCATTTGAAGATTAATACTAATTATCTTAGGAGAAAAAAATAATGGGTGGAAAAAAAGCGTCACCAACGCCGACATGGGCCTCGCCTTCGATGGAACCCAAGCGTAAATTTAAATATATTTTATCTCTTGGTACTGGCGATAATGCAATTCCCACTTGGGTTGTAAAGTCTGCTAGCAGACCCGGGTTTACTGTAACAACGCCGGCCGAACATGCGTTTATGGGGCACACATTTAAGTTCCCCGGCCGCGTTAAGTGGGAGCCGATGGACATTGTTCTGATGGATCCAATTGATCCCGAAGTTGCGTCCAAAGTTCTGGGCATTATTGAAAACGCTGGTTATGTGTTGCCTAGCAAATGGGGCCCGGGCGAAGAGTGGAAGAAAACGCTGTCGAAAAAGAAATTTAGTGAAAACAATCTAGGTGCGATTTCTATCTCGACGCTTGATTCCGAAGGTCAAAAGGTCGAAGAATGGCAATTGTTTAATGTTCAAATTACTAAAGTTAGCTATGATACACTAGACTATACTTCAGAAGATTTGTTAACAGTAACGCTCGGTATTGTCTTTGATTACGCCAAACACACCGTTCATAGCGAAGGCTAACCAATAATTTTTTAGTAAACATCTAATTACTATAAGATGTCGATATTCGCTGGTAAAAATTTAAATCGCAGACACACTCAGAATGCCTATAAAAAGGTTTCAAAGGACGAGTGGAACAACAAAAAAGAACTTGAAAGTAGATATCAAACAGATTTACAACAATCTTATAGATATATTTTAGACATTAGTGGAATTGCTGTCGCTTTATTAACTGATGTCAAAAGGCCCTCTTACACAATAGAGTCAGAAGAGTTCACTCTTTTAAATCATAAAGTTTATTATCCCAAGGGTCATGTAAAGTGGGAACCAATAACTTTTACAGTTAAAGAGGTTTTTTCACGAGATATTCTGAACTCTGTACTTGGCGTATTGATGAAAAAATTAACAAACACTGCATATGATTCTCCTAATAATATAAACGTATCTTCAAATTTAAAAGATCTTAGTAAATATGATTTAATACAATCATTAGGCCCAGTTAAAATCAAGATGCTAACCCCAGATGGAGATGTGTATGAGGAGTGGCTGTTGCGCGAACCTTTCATAGAAAGCGTAACGCCGACAGAGCTTACTTATACAAACGATTCTTTGCTCGGTACAGCAGTAAAAGTTAGATATGATTGGGCTGAATTGGTTTATAAAGGTGTATAAGCCGATCAACAGGAGAGATAATGATTGATAATTCAAGTAAATTTGTGGTGCCACAAGCGCCGCAGGCACAGCCTGCGCTACAAGCACCGGTACCACAACAAGCACCGGCAATTCCGAAAGAAATGTTGGCAGCGCCGCCAGCACCAGCGCCCGTAGCACAACAGCACGGCTATTCGCTTCCAACTGACTTTGTTAAGTTGCCTTCAGCCGGCAAATTTTACCCAGTGAACTCTTCTTTGCACAACAAAGAAGAGGTCGAAATTACATATATGACAACCAAACAAGAGGATATTTTATCAAACCCAAGTTTAATGTCAAAGGGTACCACATTGGAGAAACTAATTGAGAGTTTGTTGGTCGATAAGTCAATTCGTGCAAATGAGTTGTTGTTAGGTGATCGAAACGCGATATTAATTGCTGCAAGGGCAAGCGGGTATGGGCCAGCATACGGAATTAATGTAAATTGTGTGGAATGTTTTAACAAAGAAGAAATAACTATTGACTTAAATGAAATAAAACCAAAGAAAAACAATTATGAGGGAGTAGAGCTAACGGGCCATGGCACTTTTGTTGTACAACTGCCCAGAACAAACGCTTTTGTTGAAATAAAAGCGCTAACAACTGGCGGTGAAGCACAATTGGCACAATTGTTTATGAAAAAAATGGAACACAATCTTCCGCCGGAACCCGTTTTTGAGAAACACCGGGCAACTATTGCTTCTGTTGGCGGAAGGCAAGATGTGGCAACAATTACAGAATTTATTTCCAATATGCCAATTTCAGATTCTAAGTATCTTCAGAAAAAATATAATGAATTAATTCCTGATATGGATTTTATATATCGTTTTAGTTGTGAAAAATGCAATCACCAGAACGAAGGAGGTATTCCGGTCGATGCCACATTTTTTTGGCCTAACGACTGAATACATGGATGATGTTTATGAGATGTTTTTTGTTATGAAAAAGCACGGCAATTGGGGATTTTTTGAATTGTATGCTTTGCCACTAAGATTAAGAGACTGGTTTTTTAAGAAGCTGGTTGATAGTTATAATACCGACGACAAAGGGGAAACCATTTAATGAGCCCAGGAGAAAGAAGACAGCTTGCCCGAATTAAAGCGTGGATCTTGGCGCTGCCCGGTGGCGTTGGACAGGCCATGTGGCGCAACATGGGCCCGGGTATCACTCGGATGGTTGGTTACGGGCTGGTTGATATGATTGGCACTCTCGCAGCGGGATATGCTGGTCAAAAAGCAGAAGAAGGTCTCCACGCTGTTGCTGAACGGGTGTATGGCGAAAAGGCGAAACAAAGCTTTTTCTATTCTGGAATGGTCCAGATGGAGGCCATGAGCCGTCAACTTAAAAAGACTGGTGGCTTTTTAAGCCAATTTCAGAAAGGTTTAGGTGATGTTGGCAATGCTCACGTTAATGAGGCGGTTCACTTAGCTAGGCACATGAAAGATTTGAGGCAGTATGGCATTAGTTATGAAGATTACGGCAAAACAGTTACAACTGTAGCTGAAAACTACATGGGCGTTGTCAATGAATCTTTTAGAGATCGCGACACAAGAGATGCAATCAGAGATCACGTTGCAATATATGAAGAGCTTAACATAGGCGGCGAGGTCGCTACAGACGCTTTTAACTTTTTTGGCACGGTTTTGGCCCATCGAAGCGATGATGTAATTAAAGCTACAAATCGAATGGACGCCCTTGCAAGAATATCGGGCCAATCACTAGGTGCGATAACAAAAGACGTGCTTGCTAACAAAGCGGCTTTTGTTGGGTTTATGGACCCCGATTCCATTATTAAAATCGGCGGCGCATTACAACAATATGGCAAACAGTTGGGCCTTGGTATGTCGACAGTTTTGCCGATCGTTGAAAAATTTGATACATTTGAAAGCGCTTTTGAAACAGCCGCTAGCTTAAATCAAGTTTTGATGAGATTTGGCACTTCAATTGATCCTAGAAAATTGGTTGGAATGACTCCAGACCAAAGAATCAAGGAGTTAAATAGAGTATTTAGCGGCATTAAAGGCCAAGTGATGGCACAGGGCCCCGTTGTTAGAAATCTGCTTGTCGGCGCTTTAGGCGATATTGTCGGCAAAGAAGAAGCAGCCGCGCTTATATCGGGCAAACTTAAAGAGGCAAAGGTTGTGCCAGAAACAGCGAAATTAGAAGATTTTGCCAAAAAGCAAGCAAAAGCAATTGTAGACCCGATGGAAAAATTGATTGCTACAATACAGTCAGTTAAATTAAAAGTCGGCGCCGACCCGAAATTAATTGCAAAACTTTCCACCGCTTTTAGTGATTCTTCAGAAGTACTTGCCGATGCGTGGGACAAGGCTGGTAGGGGTATCGGCCAGACCGTCGTGGATGCATACGAACGACTTGTCCTCGACGCCGCGGATCCCAAAAAGGCAGCCGCAAATGTAAAGAATATCAGAAAGATTGTAGAGGAAGAGTGGAAAAAATTAACTGGGGAATGATTGTAGAGGAAGAGTGGAAAAAATTAACTGGGCCTTAACCAAGCAAACACATCAAAGCGAATAGAGTATATTTTTTGTTTCTATTCTAATTATAGAGAGGGGATATTATCATGTCTATTAATTTTGGTGGCATTGGCGAGATGGCAGAGGGCTTGACCTCAACAGACCCAACTCTTGGCACATGTTCACCTTCAGAAGCGGCGATTAGAAATAGTCTGCCATTCACAGACATAAGAATTGGATTTCCAACGCTAAGTGGCGCCGGCGCCGGTAGCAACTGGGCCAAACAAGGTCTGCAACGAGGCTTAGATAGTATAACTGCAACAAACTCTATTACGTTCCCTGCATATATTAAGCAATTTAAAGATGAATTTAGGCCAAATTGGAATCCAGTTTCTGTTTTTGGCCGCCCAGATCAGATTCCTATTTTTTCAAATACAGAAAGAGCAATTACGCTGAGTCTTTTGATACCCTGTTATGATAAGAGTGATGCAAATGAAAATTTAAAAAAACTAAACACTTTTACCAAAAATCTTTATCCTTCTTATAACAAAATTGGAAAAAAATCTGACAACTGGTTTAAAAGAGCATTTGGGCAGGAAGACGATCCAAGGCCAGAAATAATGAGCAGCCCTCCGCTTATTCGAATTAAATTTGCAAATTTAGTTTTAAATCATGCTGACAGTGTATCAGGTCTCTTGGGATACGTTACGTCATTTTCTTCTGATATGGGTATTGCACAAAGGGGTGTTTTTTTACGACGGGCGGCAACTACGGCTGGCGCAATATTGCCCCGGGCTCTTGAGTTAACTTTTACATTTACTGTGCTGCACGAAAGAACTCCGGGCTTTGATGCATCTACAAAGCGATTTATTGGAGAGGGCGCAATCATGGGTGGTGATTATCCTTATCGTACAATTTTTTCGTTCGGCGGCGCGAATCCTCCGGTTGATCAAAGCGGCGTTGATAAAGATGTTGCGGACAAGGCCGTTCTAGGACACTCCGATCAGGGTTAAAATTAAAAATGACTGCTAACAGATATAACAAAATAAGTGTCTTTTTAAATGAAGATGCAGACTATAAAAAAGTGTTTAAAAAGCGATTTGACAATACAGATTCAATTGAACAATACGGAACTCAAAAACTAGATTATCCTGAATTCTTTGACGTTTTTTCATTTAATTATAAAACTCACATCTGGGGATTGGGAGATCGATATTATAAATTGGCTCATTTTTATTATGGAGATTCTCAATATTGGTGGGTAATTGCATGGTTTAATAAAAAGCCCACAGAACAACATGTAAAATTGGGGGATACAATTAAAGTACCTTTACCGCTGCAAAGTGTTTTAACTTCTTACGGGTTATAAAGATATGCCAAAATTAACATGTTTTTTTCCTACAAAAGTAGCGGGTAACTTCCAAGGGTGGCTAAACGATTTTATTTTGCCACAAGCAAGAGAGCCCAGCCACGATTTACAGACATTTTTATATGGTTCGCCTGAAACAGAAGAGGGCTTTATACAAAAAGATAAAAGTAAAATTTTCAGCATACATCCGTCTTATAAAGACGAGTTGGAAACGAATTTACGCGCTCAGTTTGACGGTCTGTCAACTGACAAAAAGAAAGCAAAAGAAGAAAGAAAAAAGTATATAGATTTTATGAGCAATTTAAGGCCTGCACAGATCGCGGCTATGTCTCCCTTTATTAAGCTTTATGTTGTGGGCAGGAAAAAGGGAAACCCAAAAGAGTGGGATTTAAAAAATACAAGGCCAATTCGTTTTAGGCACACAACAGATATAAATTATATAACAGAGAATGCCAGCAATTATGCTCGCGGCGATGGCGTCGGTATAAAAGACATTAAAGTAACTAGAAAACAGCCGCGCTTCGTAATAGATTCTCATGAGATTTCTATTAATCTTTATTTTGCTAGCATGGCAGCCTTTGCTAAAAAAACAAACGGCCGCGGCCCGGGCCCTTTGACAAAAGCTGAATTAAACGCAAATCCGCCCGTCAAATATGAATACATTCAAATGATAGAAAAAATGGACGAGGACAAAGAGAGGCTTATTTTAGAATATGGGTGGAACTTTAATGACAATGTTGATGAAAAATTAATACCTTCAGACATGAAAGAACTGCTTAGAAAACAAGAAACAAAAAAATTGTGGATTTCTTGGAAAAGTCATAATTTTTCTTTTACAAGCACAGGAGAAATAGAATTAAACATTGAATACATTGGGGGGCCAATATATGATATGTTTTATAGAAATCCATCTGCAATTATACCAAAAAATCAATATTTAATGAAAAATCTTCTGTCGGCCAACAGCGTCACCGGAACGCTGCAAAGGCTATACAAACAAAGAGAAGCCAGTGAGAAAAAAATAGAAGCACTAAAAAAGAAAAATGCCTCGCTTGGTAAGCCGAATGCGTGCACTTCTGCACAAAAAAAAGCGCTCCAAGAAGCCATTAAAAGCGGCGAAAAAGAAGGTTCTTCGATGATTAATAGTATTAATAAAGAAATAAAAAAAGAAGAATTAAATTTGGCCCCCGAATTGCAGGGAATTATTCAAGACGTTATTTTGAAGAGTGGCCGCTATTTTAATCTTTCTGTGTGGTCCAACCCTAAAGACCAAGAGTTCGATTCAATCGGCCAAAAAATAGAAATCAAGAATATACTTTATTCAGCCGGCGCCGATAAGGAATACAAAGGCGCCAAGTATTCAAAATTTCGAAAATTTGACACTGGAATAATGGAGCTTGACGTGGACAACGACGTGAAGCCGAAGATAGAGGCTGCACACTGGACAAAGTTTAAAGATTTGTGTCGAACTTCATATAAAAAAGAGTATAAAATAACAAGCACCAAAAAGAACGCTAAACCCAAAGACGCAGTAAAAAGTTTCAGAAAAGCAGTGGCCGGCCTTGCTCTCCACCGCGGCGCTAAACTCCTGAAGGACCACAAATTCGATCGTAGCATCGTAGCGGGCAAGAAAGACAAAAGGTGGTACGAATCGACCAACTTCTTTCCGTTGCGAGCTTTGGTGGAAGCAATTTATGAATTGGGCGGTGACGATGCAAAGAAGTGGCCCGATATTTGTTTTGGCAACACTGTCTACCGCACTCTTGGCAGAGATATGTGGGTGAATATCGGTGATATTTTAATAACACCTCAAACCTTTAATACGTGGTTACATAAACTTCTCTACCGCGATGGAAAAACTAATTTGACAATTGGCGATTTGTTACAAGAAATAACAGTCAATTTGGCGAAAGAGGCATTATATTATAACTCAACAGGAAATGTTTCTAATTTTAATTTAGGTAATATACGGTGGGATCACTATATGGTTGGCAAAGGGAATTGGTTTAAACCCGGCGATGAGGCAAATCACAATTACATACGTTGGAATCTTTATTACGGTAAACATTTTTTTGCAGCAAACCCAACAATAGCGCCTGTACAAAAAAAGAAGAAAGAAGCTTTAGAGATGTTATTGCAAGAAATGAAATCTATGGAAGAAAAAGTTGCTGGACAACACATGATTTTCGTCCACTTTGCTCCAAATGAAGATGCTAAGGGAAGTAGATTTTTGGGCGGCAGCCTATTGACTAAAAAAATGTTTGATCCAAAAACTGATTTTGATTTAGGCTTATATCATATTAATATCGGCGATGCAAAGGGACTGCTTACAAATATTAGTTTCAGCCACAAAGACAACGCAAAACTTAGAACTGCAATTGCTTTGCAAAATCGCGACACTTTGGCTGGCTATTTTAAATATACGTATTCTGCCAGCGCCACGATGGTTGGCAATAGTGTATTTTTTAACTCTGGTGTGTTTGTAATCGATATCGCCACATTGGGACTAATTCCAGAAGAAGATCCGGGCATTGCAGGGTATTATGCAATTCACAGCGCTACTGACACGATCTCACCGGGCGCATATACCACAGAAGTACAGGGTATAAATATGTATAGCAAGAGGTCGCAGTTGGAATCTGCGCTTATCGGCCAAAAAGAAGAGAAAATACCATGGTATGACAAAAATCATCCGGATCTTGCTCATTTTTTAGCTGAAGTTGTATTAAAGTCGGATTATGCTAAAAAGCATGATTTAAAGCTTGAACAAAAAGACGTAAAAGTTGTTGCGGCGGCCGAATAAAATGACAATTTATAAAAGCAAATATTTGTTGAAAGCAGAAAAAGCAATTAAGGCAGGTAAATATGTTGCTAAGGATTGCGAAGTTAGATATGTAGAAGACACAACTGTTGCAGGCGATTCTTATCAAGAATTACAAAAATTTAAAAACACTGCTGCTGATTATGAAGAAGTAAACATTGCAATATTAGAAGCGCTAACAAAAGATAAATTTCAAAAAGAAGTAAAAGTTGAGTTGCCATCGCACAAAGAAAAAAGAGAATTACTTTTAGAAACAGAGGGCAGAATTTCAAGAGCTAACAACGACAGCGCTGCAAAAGATTTATTCGAAGGTAGAGAAAACTACAAAGAACTTGTTAATGATTTGAATTATCCAAGAGGCTTGGATGAGTGGACGAGACACAAAAAAATTAATTTAGGGCGCGCTTGGTCAGCCCCCGGCATGCCGATGCTCGGCTTCATATATGGGTTGGTGAAAGATAAATTATTAAAAAAATATAGTGCCATGGGCTGGAAGCTGGTTGCCGAAAAGGAAGAGAAAGGGGAGCCTTATACTGTTACCGGTTTCGGGCCCGACAATACCACGGTTACGTTAGACTATGATACATATAATGTATTATATCTAGAAAAAGTTGATGCTGAAGGCATTTTCGACAACCGACTCGACACTTGGTACAATATGCCCTATTACGGCAAAGCCAACCACCTAGGCCAACTCCACATATTGGAGGGTGGCCCGCTGCACTGCCCAGTAAAACTGGGAGAGGCCACAGTTGCAGCAATTGCAGCGAAAAAGCCAATCGAAGACGCGCAAGACGCCTGCGGCGAAAAAAAGTGTGCACTGCACAAGGAGGGCGCACAGAAAGGCGAAGCAAAGTACCCGGAAGAATACGACCTTAGTTTGGCCGCCAAATTGTCCGCCGCGAATTCAAAGGCAGTTGCTGCAGCGGCCACAGCAGAATCAGATAATGTATATGCTCCGCGGTTTGTTGCACTTGCTTTCAGAAAATTTCAGAAAAATTTTAATGAAAGGGCCAGATCACAAGCCGGCAAGTTAAGCCCAAAAGGTAAATTTTTAAACATTATTGAGCCCAAAAAAGGCTATCAGAATAAAATTAGAGCCTATGAAGACTTTTTAATTGGACTAAAAGAAGATTTTTTTGGAGATGTTTTAGAAGAACTAGAAGATAGCAAAAAAATTAAAAATATTGATGACTTTTCTGAACTTTTATTGGCTTATTTAAAAGAGGTTGATGAGCCAATAACCATGGTCGGATATTTTGAGAAGTATTTAAACATATATATGACGGGCCTAGCCATTGATATACATGACGGCGATCCTTCTTCTGATCAAGAAAAGATTGAGTTTTTGGAAGATCCAAATTATCCTGTATATGCGCATTTCGCGAAAAAAGAAGGATTTAAAATTGATCCAAACGTACCATGGCGTCTTATAGCTGACATCCGCGTTGAGAAGATGAGAAAAGGTTATGCAGTCACAGCACTCAAACAAG